TTGTTTTGTTCCGTGTTTTACGTTTTGACGCAGAAAACGAAGACCAAAACCCCACTGCCTATACTTTCTAAACTTCGATGTTGGGGTGAGGCGCCCTCTCACGGCCGCAGAAAGCGCCAGGAAAACGGGGAGAAACCGCCGGGAACCAAATCATTATTGCGCCAAAACTATTCATTATATAGTAGATATCGGCGGGATATGGTGGTGTTTTGCGCCGGCCTGGGCTTGGTGGAAGCTGCGCGCCTTGCGGAGGATCCACTGAGGGTGCGCTGGTTGAGCGAGTCCGCGAGGCTGGGGCTTACCGGCAGCGATGGCCGGCACAATTATAATAATAAAATTTTTATATGATGCAACTTTTCACGAAAAATATACCTATATATAGTGAGCGGGCAAAGACGAGGCGAAGCCGCTTACCCTCGGAGGTTATACTTCCGGGGGTTTACTTATATCAGTATATACTACATATATAGTATATATATGGCACTAAGTGTATTACATATTGTGTGTAATTTTTGAGGAGAGGTCAAAATGGGCGAGAACGTAGGCACTGCAACGCAATACCCGATTGAAGCGATGCTGAACCGGTACTGTTTCTTCCGGCAGAAATATGTGATGAGCGTGAAGGCGCGGATCATGCATATGCCGTATAGGTATGGAAGCAAACAGGTGTGGGAGCATATGAACGGGAACATGTCGCTGTGCGTGTTTGCCGGCCCATATAAGACGAAGTTCCTGACGTTCGATGTTGACCTGAAGGATACGGCCGTAATACAGAAGATAGCGGACACGCTGATTGACCTGGGCATTCCTGAGGACGCGATCAATGTATCGGAGTCCGGGAACAAGGGATACCATGTGGACATCTTCTTTGATGACGGCGTATATAATTGGAAGGCGAAGGAGCTTTACGGACTTGTGATCTTCATGGGTCAATTTGACCCCAAGAAGGTAGAGTACAGACCGACACCGAAGCAGGCGATAAAGTTGCCCCTTGGAATTCACCAGGGCACAGGCCGGAGGTGTTGGTTCCTTGACCTTAGGTCGATGAAACCGATCAAAAAATACGATTATATCGAGCATGTGAAAACCGTCCCCGAGGAGTTGCTGGATCGGGTGCTGGAGAGCGGCAATGCGTTGAGGTTCAGAATGCTGCTGGACAGCGTAACATATGAGCAGATGGGGCGGAAGCGGAGGGTCGAGAGCGACATTGTGATTGATGCGCCTGGTACGCGGCAGCGACGCAGTCTTGAGTACGCGCTGTTATTATATAGGAATGGCGCGGACGAGTCGGACATTGTGGCGGGTCTTGAGCGGTGGATGGACGAGCAGGACCCGATGATGTACAAGGATCCGCCGGAAGAGGTGGAGCGGAACATTCGGAACATAGCGCGGTGGGTTGCGAACCACGGGAAGAGGGATGGCACGGCGCCGGCGGAAGCGCGACAGCGCGCACAGCGAGGTAAGATATATAAGACGGATATCATGAGGATCCTGGAAGCGCCAACGAAGTCAGCGAGGATGCTGGCTTTTTTTATTACGGCGAATTGTGATATGTATGGCATCTGTGGCCTTGGCACGAAGCGGTTTTGTGACGAGCTGGGGATCAAGTCAAACAAGTCGGTGATCACGGCAGCGCAGTCGCTGGTGGACATTGGAATGTTCCGGCGCAAGGCCGGCGGGTACAAGAACATCAATAATAAGCTCCAGGCGGTGACGAACAAGTATACGTTCCCGGAGGATTATCACCGGGAAGGTGAGTATGTGGAGTTTGACCCGGCTGACGTGCGGGGGTCATACGCGAGGGCGCTGCTGAAGTTCTGTGATGATAAGGAACTGAAGCTCAGGCTGACGGGGGCGGAATATAAGGAGGTCACTGCGGGTGAAAAAGATTCAGGTGCAGACGCCGGACGGAGTGCGTGAGTACGCGGTGTTTGATGTATATGCGGAGATCGAGGCAGCGCTGAAGGCCGGGGAGATTGCGATTGACGACGCGATTGTGTATCGCGGACTGATCGTGAGGATCCTGGACGAGGGACAGATGCTGCTGGTGGATATCCTGCGGACGTTTGGCTTTGGAGGTTGATTGCGGATGAATAAGGTGTATGTCGTGACCGCCGGGTGTTTCGACGAATATCGAATTGAAGCGGTATTCACGGACGAACAGGCGGCGCATAAATATAAAGAGTTCATGGACAAAGCGGAAGGCATGGACGATCGAAGTGTTTACTGGTATTACGCGGACATACCGCTGACCGAGTATGTTATTTATGGCGCATATTCGTATAGTCGGGACATGATACTGTATAAGCGCGTAGCCGCACAGTTTGATGTTTATAACTGGAATATTCGCAGGGGCGACCAATTTTTGTTTGTTGTTCAATACGATGAAAAGTATGATGATGCGGCCGTTCTGCTGCAGACGGTTCGTGCGTTGGCGGATGGCGCTGCCGGAGGGTGACCATGGACGACTTGAAAAAGTTTTTCGCTGATGCGTATCTTCGGGTAAACCCAGGAGCCACTCAGGAGCAAATAGACGAAGAGTTTGTGCGATTTGTGGAGCATGTGTCGGTAATGGCAGAAGAGTATGCCCGTTCGCCTTACTATTTGAACAAGTATTCTATTGTTATAAATAGCGGAGGAGACATGGAATGATGGACGAAAAGGATAAGATTCTGTGCAGCCATTGCGGGGCACCGATGGCTAAGAAGTGGTTCACCGAATATGAAATAATCAATGGTATGCGGACAGGGCGCCGCCGTCAAGCAGTTGATTATCTGTATTGCCCACATTGTTTCCGGCAGGAGCCGGTTGATGATTCTTTTGATGGGGAGTGGCGTTGATGTCAAGAGCGTGTAAGTGTGACGCATGTGGCGAGCTTTATGAACCGGAGTATGCGGTGCCGGCCGTGCGTGTTGTTGTCGAATTCCGGCAAGGCGATATAACGCTCGACCTGTGCCCGGAGTGCCAGATCGGGCTTGAGCGGTTTGTGAACAGGAATCACGACGGAAGTGTAAGGGAGAAAGACTGATATGCAGATTATATATACTTGTCCGAAGTGTGGGGCGGATCTGGAGGATATTGCGTTGGCGTCAAACCCGCCGCGTTACATGAAGAAATGCAAGAACATCAAGTGTGACTGGATGTATGTCGAAAACCCGCAGGAGGTTATTCGGCTGCCATATGTGGTGCCGGATAACCAGGGCGGCGGCGTTGACAATGTTCCGGAGTGCTGCCGGTACTGCAGCAATCATCCAAGTAACGGTGGAAGCGGTATATGCAACTGTGTACTGCCGTACATGACACAGACCGGGTATTTAACATCTACCGTAATGACGACGTCGAACATTGGCGTTGCGGAAAACAGTAGCGACGTTGAGTTTCCGAAAGAAGACCAGATGGGGTGAGCGGTGATGTTGAAGATTTTTATTGCGATCATTGCTATGGGAATTCTGGAGCTTTGTGTTGAGAGTTACAGCAAAGATCATGACATAAAAAGAGAAAAGATCGAGGATGTCGGATTTGAGATTGCGTTGTCGATTATCTTCGGCGCATGGCTGATTTCTGGAGGCAACTTGCTGTGGTAATCAGCATCGTGTTGTTTTCCATTTCAGTCTGTTTTGAGCTTGTGGTACTGCCTATATTAAAGAAGAAAGGGAAGGCGCCAAGCGAGGATGAATGCGCGATGTTCGAACTCGGCATGTTTATGCTGATGGCATCATGCATCCTTTCTGGCGACTGGATATAACATGAACGAAATTAGAAACGGTTATCAGCCAACAGGAGACGGAAAATCAGTACCTTCAAACCCGCCTTCTGGAGGCTCGGCTCAACAGTCCGAAGAGAAGCCGAATATTGGAGTCGAGCCATACTACATTGCTGCATGGGGGAGGATCCGGGAGCTGGCGAATGCTATCAGCAGGCACAGTTCAAATGAAAAGCGTGACGAAAAGTTCGTTGGGAAACTTGCCGAAGAGATTGGGCTTCAATGTTCGATGATCGAAGCGCTACGTGAGACACAATTCGCCAAGGCAAATGATCGACATGATGAAAACATTATGCGGCCAATACCCGGGGCAAGCTTCCATGGAGAAGACTGGTATCGTTGCCCGAAATGTCAAAAAGCTTTTGAATATTGGGACACAGTCCATGAGCGCGACTTTGAACATGTAAGAGACAAACTATACCGGCATGTATGCGGACAAATTGTGGATATGACATAAGGGGGACTTATGCGGCGGACATCAAATGGTGATCTTATCCTGTTTCAGCGGAAACAAACCGCATGTTTTTCCGATGAACTTGATGGTCAATCATACAAAAAGACCTTCGTTGTAAGGTTGATATTTTGTAATGGTTTGCGGTGGGAAATCATTAGCGGAGAAGAGATGACGAGTGTCGGCGATTTCTGTGTTCGTGTTAAGAGGCTAAGTGATTGCATCTTCTACGCATTGCGTATCGCAGAGGCGGGGCACACGGAATGCTATTGCAGGCTGAGACAAGCGATTACAGAAGCGGGCTTGTTGGGAGAGGTGACCGGCAATTTGGGGGTTGAATCAGATGGCGGATGTTGACCGTGTCATTGCATCACTTTGGTGGGATAGTGCGAAGCTGCATTTCTGTGGTCTTCATAAAGAGGCGGACAATATGAAAGAAGCGATGCGGTTGTTGAAATCCCAACACGCGGAGATCAACAATTTGAAGGCTCGCCTTGCCGAGAGAGATTGCAAAGTGCCACTTGCCCTGGATGGAGAGATGGAGAATGTTGATGAGAGGTGAGTATGAAACTTGACATAATCGTTCCTCACTATAAAGAGGATATACACCTGATGGACCCGATGCTTGGGATTCTCCGGCTGCAGCGGAACATTAAGTGGACGGACTTCCGTGTGTTGATTGTATGCGACGGCGAGGATATTGAAATGCCGGCCGACTTCGGACAGAACGAGCCATTTGAGGTTAAGTGGATACATGTGCCGCACGGGGGTATTTCGGCAGCGCGAAACGCCGGTCTGGATTACAGTCAGGCGGACTGGGTAATGTTCTGTGATTCTGATGATGCGTTCCTGTCAACGACTTCGCTGCAGACTTACTTCAGATACATGACAGACGACAAGGTCGCTGTGTTCAGTGCGTTCTACGAGGAAGCGATTGCGAAGGACGGGCACATGGCGCTGTTGTGGCATCCGGGTAAGGACTTTATATTCATTCATGGTCGGGCGTTCCGCAGGCAGTGGCTGAAGGACAACAACCTGCGGTTCAACAATGATATACAGTTGCACGAGGATTCATACTTTATCGCGCTGGCAAAGAACCAGCTTGATAAGAAGAATGCGGTGTATATCAAGGACCCGCTGTACCTGTGGCAGTTTAATCCGAAAAGCGTGACACGGAAGTGCAAGAAATTCGTGCTTGAAACATACAACCTGCTTTGCAAGAAGAACTCTGCGTTGACGGATGAATTCCTGCGCCGTGGGATGTTTGTGCAGGCGAAAGGTATTGTGTGCCGGACGATCACAGACGCATATGTGCGGCTGCATTGCAAGAGCTGGAACACAAAGGAAAACAGAGATTTGGTTGCGGATGCGGAAGACAGTGTATCGCTGTTTCTGAAACATTACGATTATATATTCAAGGGTGCGGGAGAAACGGTGATACAGGTTGGGCTTGATCAGCTTCGCGACCAAATGATCAAACAAGGCGACTTTGATCCTGACGGCGTTGAACCGTTCGAGGATTGGGTAGAAAAACTAAGGGAATGAAAGGACGATGCAAAATGACAATCAAGGAACTGAACGAGAAAATCAAAGAAGAATCGTTTACTATGCGGCGCGGTGTTGAGAACACATGTAATCCGACACCGTTCTATGATCGGATGAAGAACATCCTGATCAACAACCTGCAGGACATTGAAAGTGCGCTTGCATTTGCAGCAGAGGCTGGGGATCAGATCACTGCACTTGAAACAATGCTGGACGATGCGGAACATGAAATTGATGAACTGAAGGCGCAGCTGACAACCCAGGCGCCCAGTGCGGCCGGCAAAAAAGGAAAGCCCAAACGTGAGTAACCGCGTCAACTCATCGCTTGCATATGTTCCTCTCAGCGAGGAAAGGGTTGTCGAACAACTGATAAGGAACAGAGCAACATAGGATGCATCGTACTACTCCACAATTGAGCCGCAGCATGCGATGACGACGGACGGCGTGTTCGCGTTGAATGAGGATGCGCTTTGCATTTACGCAGATTTGGATCGGCTGATTGCGAACGCAGATCTGTCTCCGTTGGAAGCGAAGACGGTTGAGTGGCTGATGTACGGATACTCAATCCCGGACATTGCGGAGAACTTCGGCAAGACCAGGCAGATGTATGAGATGCTGCTCAAGCGGGCGGTAAAGAAGATTGTGGCTCGCAACAATGCGGACTGGGAAGAATGGTCGGGCGGCCGACTGAATGACGATTGATTGTGGAGGAAGGTATGGCTGGTTTTATAACGACGGCCGGATGGGCAATCGCTGCTTACATGGTTCCGGCCGTGGCGTGGATCGTATGGCGGAGACGTAAGAAGGATAATAACTATACGCTGCCGCCGATGTTTACAATTGATTGTACACGCGGGTTGTGAAGCATTAAGACACACTAAGACAATAGGACCCGTACGGTGGAACACACCGAGGACCAACTCGGCGGGAGTCTGCGCCGGAGCACGAATCCGGAGTAAAGTCGCAGCAATGCGGTGAAAAGACAGATAAACCTGAATCAAGGTGCTTTGACATCCACCAGGGACTCGACGGATTGAAACTGCCGTCCCCGCGTCTTTCAAGAAACTTTACAGAAATCCTCCTTGGCGGAAGTTATGGCTTCTGCAACGGGCAGCTTTTATATGTCAGGGAGGTGCCACCCGGTTTTTGTTCCGGGTGGCGTTTTATTTAAAATAAAAGAGAGGTGCGAAAAATGTTGCTTGGTTACGTAAAGGAAACGGTAGAAGAGGCTCTGCGCGGTGCATGGATCGTTACTGTTATTTTTGTCGCTCTGTTTCTGTTGGCCATGATGTTCTTCGAAGCAGACGATGGAATGATGAAAGAGCGCGGCATCGGGCTTTTTAAGTATTGGTGGGCGAGATGGCGGCTATGGAGGATCGAGGGAGCGACGCATACCAAACTCACAAAGACACAAAGGGATATTGTGCTATCGCCGGGATGTATGTTCGAAGGCAGACGAGGAAGCGGGAAAACGATGACTGCTGTTATGTGGGCGCTGGTATGGGGCAAGAAGCCGATCTATGTGCGGCAAGAAGAGAGCAAGGTGCTTGCAAAAGGGAGGAGATACGCAATCAAGGACACGACGCCTGCGATCCCCGACCCGGATGCGATCAACATCGTTGCATTAAATAGTACTCTGGCCCTTTACAGCAGAATGAGCCAGGATTGCAACTTCGCAGGTGTCAAGGTGCAGCCAATTATTTACAAATAACGTCATTCCGGGGCCATATGATGGACTGAATAGGAGGATAGCGAACCATATGGACTGGCAACAGAAAGAAGATCAGAGGATTCTACATGCTCTTGTAAAAGATGATGCCATACATCGTTTTGTTGACTTCGGAGAAAGCAACTGCAAAAGAGGTCCCGGAGATGACACGGGAGCGTCATATGCTTTCGACTTATTTGATTTTGCAAACGGAACATATCGATACAGGATATGAGAATAGGAGGTTAGCGAAGATGGATGTTCTTGAAAAGCATGAATTTCCGGGCATTGATGTAACGAAAGAAAAGCTACAAATCCAAGTTTATGGATGCGCTGACAGAATGTGCGGAGATTGTAAATTCTTCACAATCGTAGACGGACACAGGCGTTGTACGGTTGATCTTGGGAGTACTCTTGCAGATTCGCTGATATCAATCGACAAACTTCAGAAAGAGGTTGAACTGCTGAAAACAGACAAGGTTCCGAAATGGATTCCTGTCACAGAACGTATGCCAGAGGAAAATGGATGGTATGCCGTCAAAGGTGGCGGTAAAAAATGGGCTTGCGAGTATATGAATATTGCCGGGTTGTGTGGCTTCTGCAACAGTGTACACAATCCTGCTGTTGAAGCATGGGCAGATATTGCTGATTAAGTCACTAAAGGAGTGAATGATTGTACTGCAATGAATGATGTCGTATTTTGCCAAAGGAACTGCAAGCGGAAATGCAGGCGAAATAAGCGGAACATAAGCGGCCAGACAATGTCGCCCAGGTTCTATGTTGAACGGCCGCCGGATTGCCCATATCGGAAGAAACAGGATGATTTTTACCACATAAAGGGTTAAGGAGGGAACATAATATGGACCAGGATTTGCATGGCGAAAAATTCATTGAATTGATGGAGCACCACGCTGTGATAGATATTCCCGAGGACACAGTTTCAATGGATATCTGCATCCATGTATTGGTTGACGGGAAGATTGAAACCGTGCAGAAAGGTTTTAATCTGCAGGATATTCGTGAGATGTTCAATAAAGCAGATGACGGATATTATGCGGATGATGATGTATGGACGCTGACCGACAAGGGGCGTGAACTTGCAGACAAACTCTCAGAGGAGGAGTGATCTGTGATGTCTGGGCGTAACAGACCAAACAGGTATGCAAATAAGCGGAAGCATAAGATCAAGATGAAAAAGCGGTATAGCTTTGGGCCAGTATACGGAGGGCACCGATCCAACATCTGGCTCCATGAGAGCGAGTGCCGCGAACAACATTCCGGCCAGCCATGGGCGAGGAACGGCGGGTATGAATATTGGAAAGCATATTACCTGTCCGGCGAAAGAAAGTATGCAAAGCTTTGCACAAATCGTGTAATCCGTGCGTATTACCGGGACCAGATAAGGAAACTTGACCAGGAGGCCATGGAAGACATCGCTGCTCTCCGTGGCGCGGATTACGAAAAGATGTTCGATTATGTTTGGACAATATGGTAAGGAGGCATAATGATGGAAGAAGAAAAAAAGACAACCAAGGGTCAAGAGAAGAAACAGATCCCGGACTTTATGTCCTGGGCAATTAGCAAGGGCGAGGAAGGCCTGCGCAAGATGGTGAGAGATCATCTTGCAGAGATGAAGGAGTCTGTGGAAACTGCCAGAAAGTCTGGGGAGATTAATGTAACATTTTGGGATGACATAATCGCCCCGAGCGATGACAGATCTCAATGGCGGCAGGGCGGCGATTGTACAATGTGCGGCAAAAAAGCGTACTGCAAAACCAAGTGCAGGGCGAACAGAACGCTGAAGAAGGCAACATCTCCGTTTCTTTATCAGGAGTATCTTGCTGAATATCCAGAAGCCGAGGCGCTTATTGCCGCGAAGAAACTCACGCCGGAACAGCTTCTGAAAATGCTGGGGATAGAGCCATGATCAAGAATGCGGATTGGATTCACAATGACAAGGCATGGTGTGGTAATTATGACTGCGCTCTTGTTAGCTGTATAAGGAACCCGAAGAACATAAAGAACCCTGATGAGATGCATTCTTTCGCTGCGTTTATGATGACAGAAGAGTGCCCGATCTATGTGATGGAAATGAATGCGGCTCTTGAAAGGGATGACGAGAATGACCGCTGAGGAACTGATTCGCCAAATTGACGACTGTTACGGTCCGTGCGACTTGGTGTGTCTGAGCTGCCCCGAGTCAAGGTATTTGCCGGATATCAGAGAAGTCGTTGTAAACCTTATGAAAGAGCGTGACGACTTAAAAGAGCGAGTTGCATGTCTCGAAAAACTCACTGGCTAAAATAAATACAGTGGTTTTGTTTGCAAAACTGCGTAGTTATTTAATTATAATAGAGGGAAGGGATTTTAATGGCAATCGGATATCGTGTGCCGGAGCCGTCCGGCAAACTCACAATCCTGGTCGCCGATTCGCGTGAAGAAATATCTGAACGTGTCAAGGCGATGTAGGACAAATGGGGAGCATATTGCCACCGGAATTGGCTGAATGATTCGGACGACGTTTTCTCCCCCGAAATGAAAGTCAAACGTTTTCTTGATTCTCTCGCATATCGCTTGCTGCTTGGAAACACTCAGGGGATTGAGACAGATTACAAGCGGACAATGCATCAGAAGCGGGAGATCCCGGCTTCGAGCTGCCCGTCGTTTGTAGAGAATATGCTCTACGCGTCCGGCGGGGTTACAGAGGCAATCGACCGTGAAGAGTGTGAAAGTTTTACGGCGATGTTGAACGGGCTTGATGAGCATGCGAAGAAGTATGAAAATCAAAAGCCTGTACGGGAGAAGCGCGAAAGCCTGTTCCACAAACATAACCGGCTGGGAATTCGCGGGGGCGTTTGGTGCCGTGTAGACACGGCCGGCGTTTTCAGTTGCGAAGGTCGGATGTATCAGATACTGCCCGACCAGATTCAGTACCAGCCCAAACACACCGAGTTCGGCGATTTGTATGACATGGATCGGATACTTGTGACGGGTATCCCGCATAGATTTTACGACATGGAATACAATGAGGTCAAAGTTCGCGAGCTTTGATTTCTCCACAAGTCGAACCGCCAAAGAGACACACACAGCAATCAACAACCATGACATGATATGGAATAAATGTGTCTCGTTTACGTTCTCGTAGCTCAATGGCAGAGCGGACGGCTGTTAACCGTTTGACGGTGGTTCGATACCATCCGAGAGCGCTCATGGGCACTTGTCGCAATCGGCAGACGAAGCCTCTCTAAAAGGTGTCCATTCCGGGAGTTTGTGGGTTCGAGTCCCACAGTGCCTACCAAATCAATAAGACGCTTGCAGCAATCCATCCTGCAACAGACTGTTAATCTGAAAAGCAAAAAGGCGTCTTGATACATTGAGACTCTCACAGCGTATGAATTGCTTTGTTTGCATCGTATGAGTCTCGTTTACAGAAGACAAAGGATGTGAGGAAGCAATTGGGCAAATATATTGAAGACCTGGATATCGATGAGAAGAAGAGCCTTGTTCGGGCAATGCTTAGTAAGAAGAGCGGCGCCAACGATATGGACTGGGCAGATATCGTTGATATGTATGATCTGGAATGCAGCCCGGACACACTTCGCAAGGCAGGTGTTGGCGTTAAGCTGATGAGCGACGCGAATATGGGCGGCATGATGGATCTTGAAGATGTGTTCACGTCGAACCCCGATTATGTTGAGCGGCAAAAACTGTTCGACATGCGGCGCGACTTCAGAAAAGATATGAGGGAGTTCTCGCGGACGGAGCTGATTTGCGAGACGATCCGAAAAGCGATCCGCGATCTTCCGAAGATCGAAATTCCTGGGAAGATCAGGGCGGTACCAAAGGACACCGGATCGAAGCGCGAACTGGTGATCGGGATGGGCGACTTCCATTTCGGCGCTGATTTCACAGTGTATGGGCTTCGCGGCGAGATCATCAACAAGTACAATTCTGATGTGTTCGTTGAACGAATGAGCGCGTTGAAGAATCGAATTGTCGAGATCGTAAACCGTGAGAGGCCGGAACAGGTTACGCTGATGATTGTCGGAGACATGCTGGACGGTATGCTTCGGACGAGCCAGCTCCAACGCCTGGAATACGGTGTTATCGAAAGCGCAATGAAGCTTGCGGAACTGCTGACACAGTGGCTGGTTGATCTTGCGAACGCAATCAACATACCGATCCGCGTATGTGCTGTTCGTGGGAACCACGGAGAGATTCGGCCGCTTGGAACGAAAGCCGGACAGTTCCCGGAAGAAAACATGGAGCGGATTGTGATGCATTACCTCCGGGCGAGATTCGACAATGCGCCGCTTGTGTGGATTGTTGAGAACGACGCTCCGATGCACCAGATGGTCGATGTGTGTGGTTATCAGTTCCTGCTTACACACGGGCAGGGCGTTAACATTGAAACGATGGCTCGTGACAGCGTGAACCTGTATAACAAGCCAGTCGATTATTTTGTTGTTGGGCACCTGCACAAAACGCAGACATTCAACTCCGGCATCCTGCCTGGTACGAACGTTTACGTAGAGCGTGTGCCCAGCCTGTGTGGCACAGACCCGTATGCGCAAAGCAAAGGATACAGCGCATGCGCCGGCGCGACCGCGATCCTGATGGAAGAAGGATACGGCCGCAAATGCGTGTACCCAATTATTCTGAAATAACGAATTGCGGTGTCCCTTTTCGGAGGGCACTTACGGCCGCCGGATGCGTCTGGTGACCGTCCGCCAAGCTGCGGGAAATGCATAAGATGGTTTCGGCCATCGCCCGGGGAGATGCCTGCATCATTCCGGGTTCTTTTGCAACAGGTAAGCGGACCACGGTGGACTCTTTGTATAAGAACAGATTAAGCCGCTGTTCCAATGTGCACGGATGATCCGACCACGCCTATGCCGGTTCTGAGGTTGCTCGTCAAATGAAACGGAGTGGCTTCCGGTGCGACGGGATTCGCAGGAACAAACAGCCGTTTACTTATTGTTTGCGGCATGTAAAGGCCTTCACTATTGAGCCAGGTTAATCAATGGTATTGCCTATCTGCCAAGTGTAGAAAAGGTTTTCGGGGGCGTAAGCCATCGAGTTTGCGCTCCTTGCCAGCAAGACGTCGTATGCCCGGGTGTCCTATATGGCCCCGGGCTTTATTTAATTGGAAGAAAAAGGAGACAAGGCATGCCGAAGAAGAAGATTGCGTCGAAGCTGTGCATCCGCTGCAATCGTATCATGCCTTTAGAAAAGTTCAGTGCGAACAAGCTATGGGCATCACAGCAGTATCGCGATGCATGGTGTACTGAATGCTCCAAGAAATATTGTGTTGACGAAGAGACGGTAAAACGTTACTGTTTCGAGAACAACAGAAAGTTCCTGCCGAAGGCGTGGGAAGCGGCCAAGAAAAAAGCACAGTATGACCTTGCCAACAACAAGGTATGGCTGAACCCCATGACGTCTCCGGAAGACAAACAGAGAGAAGAGTCCCTCGCTACGGCGAGGGCTTTTTTAGTTATCAAAAATAATGCCTATGCTTACGAATATGAAGAAAACCTTCATGTTTCCGGCGAGAGCAGCGACGCGGTAGCGCATGAGTTTACGGACGAAAGAGACAAGCCGTACTTCGATGTAGTGTGGCAGGGGCTGTTCACGCCGGCGCAGGTCGAGTGGATGAACCGTCAGTACGAACAGTATGAGGAAGGCTTCGTCCTTGATAACGTAAACATGCAGGACTATACGCGGAAGATCATCAAGGCTTCGCTGAACGCTGACCTTGCGGAGGACAGGATGCGGCGCGGCCAGGGCACACCGGATGAGTACCAGAAAGCCCAGAAGATCTTCGATGATCTTTCGAAGAGCGCGAACTTTGCTGCATGTAAACGGAAACCGGGTGAGAGCACGGGCATGGGGTCTCTTGGCGAGATCATACTAAAGCTTGAGACACAAGGATATCTGGATGAAAACCCATACACGTTCCCTGACGATGATATCGACAAAGTGATCCAGGCATACAAATATACACTGGAAGCGATTGGCATGGAGATGCGCTGATGGCATCCATTGATAAAGCGTCGCAGATCAGGGAACTTAAAAACTACGAGGCGTGGGCGAAACAGATATGGTACTGGCGCACACACCTTGATCGGTTTATTGAAGAATACTTCAAGATCAAGCTGAAACCATCGCAGCGTGTTGATGCGCGTATCTTTGGTTTGTATCGGAACATCGATCTCGTAAAAAACCGTGGTGCCGGTAAGACATGGCTGATTGCAATATGTTGTATTGCTCTTGGTGTATTGTACCCCGGCAGCATGATTGCTGTTGTTTCCGGTACGGCCGAACAGGCTGTGCTGGTTGTGAAAAAGATCGAAGAAAAGTTTCTGGTATATCCGGACGTCGTTCGCGAGATCAACGCGTCCAGACATAACAAGCCAGTGCAGATCGGCCCACACAAAGGCGTGTGCTGGCTGAAGAGCGGCAGCAAGATTGAGAGTTATTCGATGGGAACCCTGCGTGGTAACCGTGCGAAGATACTGATCGTAGATGAAGCACCGGAAATTCCGAAGAACGATCTGGACGCTGTCGCGAAGCCGATCATGAATGAAACACGCGATGTTTGCATCCAGCGTGGAATTGCTGACTATGACAGCAAGATCATCAGCATTACATCAGCGTGTTTGAAAAACAACTACTTCTACACCTCGTTTATGAACATTCTAAAACGAATGGCTCTTGGCGAGGAAGGGTGCTTTGCGTGGGCGATGACATATAAAGAAGCTGTCCGCGAGGGCATCTCGAAGCTGTCGTTCTTTGAAGACCAGCGCAAGGATATGACGGAAGAGAAGTTCATGATGGAATATGAATCGATCTTCCTTGGTGCTGCAGAAGGCGCTGTATTCACGTTCGAACTGACCGATAAGTGCCGTACGCTGAGAGACGTTGAGATTGCGCAGCCGGCCAAGTCAACGGTCGAGTATGTAATGTCGCTGGATATTGCAACATCGAGCGCAAGCAACGCCGACAACGCCGCGCTGGTAACATTCAAACTGGTTGAGCTTGAGAACGGCGGATATATGAAACAGATGGTTCGGCTACAGACATTCAAAGGCAAACGCCTGGACGCGCTTGCGACTGAATTGCGTAAGGCGCTGGTTCTGTTCCCGAACACCGTCAAGGTTGTGGTGGACGTTCGCGGACTTGGCGATGCGTTCCCGCAATTTATGTGTAAACCGTGGACGGATCCTGCGACAGGCCGTGAATACCCGCCGATTGTTCGTGACGACGAGATCAGCATTATCGACAACGCGGTTCCGCTGATTCGGCCGTTTGTTGCGAACAATACCGTAAACCAGCAGATGGTAAACGCAACGACGATTGCGCTTGAGCAGGGAAGCATTCAGCTCCCGATTAACTCAAGATATATTGTCAACAACAAGATTGCCGAAAACGATGACGATAGCGACGGCTCGGGCAAGAAACTGACGAACGCGGAGAAAGCGATCTTCATTGAAACCGATGCCCTGCAAATCGAAATGGGCAATATCATTGGTCGCCAGGGCGCAAACGGTAATATCCTGTATGATTCTGCGAAGAGCACACAGCACAAAGACCGTGTGTCTGCCCTGATGATGGGCATCCATTATATCAGCGGGCTTGAAGAAGAACGCAAACGCAAACTATTACGCGGCGATGCCAATATAGAATGGGGCATTGTCGGATCGATAAGATAATAAACAGGAGGTGGAACGGTTGGCTGACGATATGAATTCAATGAGTGCTTATGGCGATGATCGGCCCAAAGCTACCTCCTTTGCTGTCGCCGAATCATTAAACGATGTATCCGGCGCATTTAATGACCGATCGATTACATACAATGGTTCGCTTGAAAACTACAATTATGAATCGATCCTGCGCCAGAAGGAACAGAATATCAACCGCTTTTATGAACTGAGCGATTACTTCGTGGACGCGGACGACCTGGTTAATGGAGCGATTCACCATGTCCTTGTCCCGTTCAGTACGCTGGACGGATGGAAGCTGACAGGCGGAGACGAAAAAACAAGAGCGAAGTATGAGGAGTGGTTCGAGCGCATTTCGCTGGACACGAAGCTTCGCAGTTGGTTCTATCAGCTGTATCTGTTCAGCAATGTGTATTACTCGCTGATGGAAGACGGCGATCTCGTCACGCTGCCGCCGCACATGATGCGCATTACAAACGTTCTTGTGCAGGGCAACCCGCTGGTCGAGTTTAACGTCAAAAACCTGAAGCAGTCGATGCGGAAGAGTTCAACGAAAGCGCTGAAGAAGTTCCTGGACGACGAAGATGACAAGGTCAGGGTCGCCGGATATCCCAAGGAGGTTACAGAAGGGCTTGGGAAAAACGTTGAATGGGTTCAGCTCGACCCGAAGACGACATGGGTATGGCAGGGCGACAAACCAGAGTGGAGCCGTTATTCGATCCCGATGATTGCGTCGGCGCTGATTCCTCTCGGACAGAAAGCGCTGATTCGAAATCAGGAAAACGCGCTTCTGAATCTGGCAGCCGCGAGCTTCGTGCATGGCGCGGTCGGATCGCCGAAAGACAGCAACATTATTGTTGATACCAATATCCTGAGAGCAGTTCTTGATACGACCAAGGGCGCAATGAAAGCCGGCGCTGGCGCGGCGATCACAAACGACTGCGTGAAATACGAAGTCATTCAGCCGGATATGGACCACTTCTATGAAGCGGATAAATACCGCAATGTGAATGCTTCCATTTTGAGTGCGTTTGGCATCAATGCAACAGTAAGCTCCGGTTCTGACAATGCGGTGTCGTTTGGTTCGAGCCAGATCAGCACTAAGCTGGTTTCAATGCGAATCAGCAATGCGCGGAAGAGCCTGAGCAAGTTGATGAACAAAATCATGCGGGCTGTAAACGGCGCCCCGTATGGGCTGCCGAGGTCAAACGAAAGCAAGATTCCCACATTCGTTATGCCGGAATGCGACCTGACACAGGTTGCTGCATTCCAGGAAGAATGCGAGAAGCTGTACAACATGGGTGTTCTGAGTGTGCAGACGCTCCTTGATGCTCATGGCGTCAATATGGAAACAGAGTATGACCGCAAGAAGCAAGAGCTTGACGAAGGGAAAACGGCCGTGTTTGTAGCGCCTGGTAAGGCATCGACGAATAATGGAGATGGAAGCCCCGGCCGGCCGACACTTGATGACAGCGAACGCGAGAGCGACCCGGGGAACTCCGAGACTGGCAGAAATCCAAAGCCTTCCGTGCCGGAAGGTTCAGAACCACAAGAGTAAAGGCCGGTGATGTTGCATGAGAAATAATATTGTTACTGCGCATGTCGGCGAAAAGGCATATGTTGAAACGGAACCTGTGTTTCAATACGACTACGGTCTCACCCTTGTGATTGATGGGGTAACGCTTCCGTCTGAATACAAAGTTCACTTTGGGAACACAAACAGCGCTGCAAACAAAACAGCGACGGGTGGACCCGAAGGTGTTGCGATCCCTGATGAGTATCTTTTGAACGGAGAAGATATTCATGCGTACCTGTATATGAGTACAAACGAGAACAATGGCTTCAGCGTATATCACATCAGGATCCCTGTGACAGACCGTGCGGCGATCGCTGAGGAAGAGATCACACCGATCCAGCACAATGTGATTGAAGAAGCACTTGAGGCCCTGCAGGAAGCTGTGGCAGAAACACATGCGAATGTTCTGAACTATCCATACATCAATGATGAAGAGTATTGGATGGTTTACGATGCTGAGAGAGAAGAGTTCGTCAACACCGGAATTAAGGCAAACGGCGATAATGCGTTTGACCTGTCGATTGGAACGGTCACGACGCTGGCGCCGGGAGCACATGCCACGGCGAGCGTTGAATGGGATGGCGATCACGCATACCTCAACCTTGGCATACCGGCCGGCGACGCAACATCAGCTGTTTCGATTCACGATACGCGGTCAAATGCGGCGAGTATCACAATATATGATGGTGCTGACAACATTGCGCTGGACAATCTTGAGATCACTGTGGAACCGATCCGGGAAGGCAGCGGGCAGGCTGGCCCGAGAAACATCAGGCGCATCCATCCGGTAGACAGCGTAACATTCAACAGCACGGGCGGCAACTATCTGACGTCATTCGGCGAGAACCCTGGGCTGATCTATGGTGCAAAGTTCTACCCAATGACGGGGCGTATTGTTGTTGACCATGTGCTGATCACAAAGAACTGCACTGCCATGGACGTCTCCGATGTGCAGCCCGGGTGGAGGAACAGCGGAGTTCGTGAATTCGTCGGTGATAATGTGTCGCAGATCTTTGACAATGAGATTCTGAATATCGGTACAAGTTACGGTGTTGATACGACCGGCGACAACGATATCCTTTATCTGCCGTATGATAGATATGGCATAAGACAAAGCGAATGGATCAATACGGAGATCACGGTGCAGATTTGCGTACGCCTTGCCAATCCTGTTGAATATACCCTGACATCATTTACCCCAACTACGCAGCTTGGCGAAAATGTATACTCCGTAGACCACGGAAAGATCGCTTACATGAAATATCCGTGTGACACGAAGATATACATCGACCGGAAGATAGCTGCCGCCCAGGCACTTGGGCTTGAATTATAAGGGGTGATACAGAGTGACAAAACGGGAAATGAGGACAATCAACGCTTTTATTGATTGCGTACGGAGCGGAGAATTCTCGTTCAGCTATGCGATTACTTTGATCGAAAACGACGACAAGTATGGCTGGCTGAGTGACGAAGCAAAGGAAGTATTCTACAACGCGTTTGAACAAGAGGGGGAATAATATGAAGAAACCCTATACGACAATGATGGCTGAAAAGCTGTCTTTCGATTACAACGAAAACATTGTCGCGTCATGTTCTACGACCCATCATGGGGATGTGGGGCATGGATATGGACACGGAGGAGGGTGTGACCACAAGCATGGCCACGGCAACCCGAAGAAACCGCATCCGTAATGAGTAAACCGGAACAAAACTTCTGGTAACACGCCGAAAGGCTTGTTATATATACTTCAAGTTTTCAATACTTGTCCTCCTACTGGTATTTGGAAACGAGGAAGGAATGATCGGCAGTGGAGAACAAACAAAAAAAGCTGTTGCTCTTGGCCGAAGATGTTTTGATTTCCGAGGAAAGTAAGCTGGATCCCATATTCCTGACAGTTGAAGTCAAGTTGTGTGATTCGGTGGTCAACAAGAACGGAGAGGGTACGACTGATGCGTTTATCGCAGACGTGGTCAACCGACAGGAAGACCATGTGTGCCTGCCGTTTTATGCTGACACGAAAAATCTATTGGCTGGAAACTACGAGCAGCTTGGGCATCTCTACAACAGAGTAACAAAGAAATTCGGAACCGTCGAAATTGGATCCATGGTGAGCTTCTACAGCGAAACTGATGACGATGGCGTTGTATCTCTTTATGGTAAGATTCGTGTTCCGAAACGCGACCGCGATATTGTTTATCGCCTGGTTGATTTGTACGAGATGGGACGGTTCGCCGTAAGCGTAGAGTTAAGCTACAATCCGAATGATGTTGTCCTGTGTGATGGCGGTAAACTTGTTGACGTGTCCGAGAACAACGCGTTGACCGGGTTGTGTTTGGTTTGGCGGCCGGCATGTGGAGATGCATATGCGCTCGACATGGTCGCTGAAGAAGAAGCCGATGATTCCGAGGAAATCGTTACTGAAAGCGAAGAGCCAGCAGAACGAGGTGAGACAAGTCCTATGAATGAAGAAATCAAGCTGACTGCGGAAGAGACTCAGGAAACCGAACAGACTGCGGAGGAAATCGTAGATCAGAAGATCGCGGTTGCCGAAGGTGAAGGTGCTTCTGAAGGTGGAGAGGGTGCTTCTGAGGGCGGCGAAGGCGCGAGTGAGTCTGGCGGCGAGGGTGCTTCCGAAGGCGGCGCTGGAGCAAGCGACGGCGAGTCTGATGACAGTGGGGAAGGCGGAGGCGATGCAGGTACTGACGCTCTGACTGTTGACCACGACGAGGAAAAGAAGAACGCCGTTGCGGAGAACGAAAACGCGAGCGCAGAAGTTCTGGAGCACTCCGTGGACACCCATGAGAGTGTTGAAAACTGGGGCGGCGGTCCTGTTCATGTGATTGAGTATCACGAGCGGATCATCGAAACCATGGAGGACGCTGGTAACCTGATCGCTGAACTGGACCACAAGGTTGCTGAACTTGAAGAAATCAAAGTCAAGTACGACGCGATCATTGCTGAACAGGAAGCGAAGGCACTGGCTGAAAAGCGCGAGAGCGCGAAGGCTTTTGCTGAGAAGCAGGGCCTGGATGTAGCGGATGTCGCTGTAGCGGAGGCTATTGAAAAACTCGACTACGAGAAAATTGCTGAACTTTCCATGGCAGAAGATAAGGCAAGCGAAGATGTAAAACCTGTCACACAGGGCATTGCGCTCGCGAGCTACATTTCCGTGGAAGTCGGTAATGATACATTCGGCGGTCTTCTGGATCGCAAAAAGAAAAACAACTAATGGAGGTAGAAAGCTTATGGCTGGATATTTCAGACGGGCTGAAGCTTGGAACTATGATGGTGCCAACAAAGCCTACGAAGAGCTGACCAACGGGCTGTTCGTTTATATCGACGGCTCCAACGGCGTTAAGAAGCTGGCTGCTGCCGGCAGCGCCGAATTCCGTGTGCTGGAAAAGACCACCCTGTGGGGACTCCCCGCTGTGGTTCTGCTTTGCACCGATCCCGGTTCTGCCGAGATCTACTTCACCGAGAACGAATTCGAAATCTACGATGACGGTGATCTCGACCAGACCGCGTACTCCATCCCTGCGGGGCACTATGTGAAGATGCGGCGCCCCGTGATTAACGACGAGCTGGTTATGAGTGTGACTTCCGAAGTCCTGGCGACCCTGACGGTCGGCGATACCGTGAAGCCCACCACGAACGGCACGATCGTTAAGAAAGCCTAATAGAGAGGAGGCGAAATAGTCAATGAGTGAAATGATCGAGATCTATAACGATTCCAATATCGTTGATGTTGTGACTGCTGCGGCACGTCACGAGAGCCTGGACAGCAATGTTGTTGCGAATGCGGACAGCCTGCTCAAGAAACTGGCTTCCAACCCCAACCCCAACAACCGTTACCAGATTTCCCAGCTTGTGAAGTTCGCTGTGAACGATATCATCAAGCGTGATACCAACTATCTGGACATGCTGGCTGACGTGAAGCGCGTCGGATTTGGCGACAAGGCCGAATTCGAAACCAAGCTGCCCGGTGTGAAGGCGTTCATCCAGGCGAAGGGTGCTACCACTCCGCGTACCAAGAACGCCCGGAAGACCGTTTCCATGGAGACGATCTCCGTGTCTGCGCGTCCCGTGATCAATATCGTGGAACTGCAGAATGGTCTGGCCAATGCTGCCGACCTCGTAAACGACGCTTCCTATCAGATGGAATGCGCCATCAACGGCTACATCGCGAATGTCCTGACGACTGCCGCTGCGACCTGGAATAGCCCGTACTACGGAACCGGTTCCGGCCTGGTCAAGGGCACTCTGGATCCCATGGTTATGAACTGGATCCGTCAGGCTAACGGTGCTGTGATCTTCGGTGACATTGCCGAGAACACCAAGCTGGCTGCGCTGACTGGCTTCCAGGCCAACACCACCACCCAGCAGTACGCCGGCAACATCATCAACGAACAGAACCAGAACGCCGTGATCGGTACCTACCTGTCCGCGAAGGTTGTCAATCTGATCAACCCGCTGAAGGAAGACGGCACCGACGAGTTCCTGTTCGACTCCAAGAAGCTGTTCATCATCCCCACTGGCGTTGATGCCGCGATGCGTCCTCTGAAGGTCGTGTTCGAAGGTGATGTGTTCAGCACCGAAAACACCAACATTGATGACCTGTCCTGGGAGATCCGCCTGGATCAGTACTTCAATGCTGGCATCGTGAAGGGCGTACGGCCCTACCTCAGCATGTACGCTGATTCCAGCGTCGGCTGATAACGGAACACTACGGGATGCGGTGGCTTCGGCTGCCGCATCCCTTTTTCAAACTGAAGGGAGAAGGAAAGAGAAATGAGTGAATCTACGATTAACGCGGCTGATCTTGTGAATGCAATGCAGCAGGCATTTGGCGCGCAGAAGCCGAGCGGTACAGAAGAATTCCGGCTGAACAACCCGAACAGGTTCGCTGTCGGGATTATCACGCCGAAGAAAGAATACGGAGTCAATATCCTGCCGGGTGCGTTCACGATGGTGACGCAGGACGAGCTGGATTATCTTATGGCTACGAGTACCTTACTGCGTGATGGAACGCTGGTACTTTCCGGCGAGAAGCAGCAGGCCATCGCTGATACCATGGGAGTAAAAATCGAAGACAACGCAAACTTCATGAGTGATGACGAAATCAGAAAGAAACTGTCTATGAACGCGAACCAGCTGCGGAAGTGGCTGAACAGTGGCGATATCCAACCTTATGTGATGGAGAAGATCGTTACGATCGCGAAGACGATGAATCTGAACATGAACAAGATTCAGGTTCTGCACGAGAAACTCCCTGATTTCGATTTCATGAGCAGCGACGAATAATACAAACGAAAGGGTGATCACCCATGACCGATCTGGTTAACCTTGCGCAGCGACTGCATCGGCGAATCAAATGGCAGGAGATCCCGGAAGAGATGACGAGCGCGGATTTAATCGACATCCTGATTGATGCTATTCGCATGTTGTATGTAATCAGCGGTCGCACCTTTTCGTTTTCCGATGACATGATCGTGTATGAGGAAGACGAAACAACCGGCAAAATGAATGTAACGTTTTCCGATGATCTGGCACTTGACGAGCAGGAATGGGTGCTGCTGAAAGGCGAGATTGGGTTCTACAACATGGTTCTGTCCAACGTTGACGATCTTCAATCATACACCACGGATGCAATGTCCGTCACACACGGAGACAAGCCATACAAAAACGTCAAAGCTACGGTTGACGCGAGACAGGCTGATCTTGCTGTTGTGTGGACTCGGATGGTTCGGTTCAATCAGCTGGGGGTGTCTGGATGAGAAGCACACAGGAAATCATTGTAAAAGTAATATACCGGGACAAAGATCTGAACCCCACATACACAAGAACATACACGCTCCCGGAATATGTCGATTCTCTTCGATCCGACCTGCAGGGCCTTGTTGGGGAAGTCGAAACACTCGGATACCTTGCGAACAATAATAAACCGAAGGAAGAGTGGAGCGACGCAAGCTTTGCGGCATTTACGCGTATCAAGCACAAGCTTCTTGATAAAGCAGGAGAGATCGGCAGGCTTCCTTCCAATATGATGCAGCTCAAACACGAACCGCTGTCTGATTATGTCGCGCAGATTCTGAACGGGGAGGAAGATAATTATGGCGAAAGTAGTATGGGATCGGGAGACTGATATCCGGAATGCCATGAGCACGATCCCGTTTAAACAGAAACCAAGCCGAGAAAACTTCAAGCCACCGGCCAGAATACTGACAGACTTTGAAAGGCTTCTTCAGCACGATGTACCGAATGTTAACTGGACATTTGAGCTTGTGCACAACTGGTATTACGTAAATACACAGACAGATGAAAGCCTTGCGAATCTGACAAACTACCAGTTAAGGAAGATGTATGATGATGGATGCAGGATCATCCGAATCCATCATGAGACAAGCGAAGGTACAAAAAATGTGTATTATGCGCTGAGTGCGGACGGGACATATGCGGAAACGGATGAGTATGAGCCGGAATATATCCGCGCACAACAGACATCGATTGACTGGAAATCAAAGATTGGTAACTCTGATATGAGCACCAACTTTAAGACAGACTATACACATCCAATCCAGAAGGGCGATTACGCGATCCGTGAAGACGGAATGCTGTTTATGCTGAACTGGAATATCACGCTTCACGCGAACAACCAGGCGACGCAAAGCACAGAATGCAATGCGATTATCGACATAACCCGTGAATTCCCGGATGAGACGGACGACAAAGGGTTTCTGATAAGCGCTGGTGGGCGCCGACTCGTTGCTGCTGGGCTGCCGGTAAACCATACAGAGTATGCCGGCCGGCCGGATTACAGTGGCGCAAGTATGCAGGCAGGTATGCACCCTGACCATCTGATTACTGTTACATGCCAATGGAACACGGCCACAAGGAAGATCCGACTCGACGACGAGTTTATTCTCGGTGATTTTACCTACAGGGTAATGAACATCTCTCTTGCAGAAGTACAGATCGATAAAGACTATGGGATTCTCGTTCTGAACGCGAAGCGTGTTGCCGGAGGGTCGGTGGACGGCAATGAGTGATCTTACATTATTCCGGGTCAGGTTCGACAAGGCAGGTTATATGGCAGAGGTCAAGTCATGTATCAATATCGCGCTTGATCAGCTGTCCGGGCATATGCACGATGTAATGTGCCGTGCGATCTCGCAGTGTTCAGAAGCCGCAAACGTAATGATTATGGAAGCGCAGAAAAACGTTAAGGAAATATCGCGTGAAGTAACAGACAGCACGGCGGTTATTGAAGTCGGCATTGACGAAGGTGCGATTGCCGGCGGAGAACAGGGATATGTCCGCGTGATGGTTGCGCTCCACGGCAACCTTGCCGGTGGCCCTATTTTTACGAAGCCGGGACAAAGCACATGGAAAAAGCATGTGGCCGGGAAAGGCCCAAGTGGTGCGACTGTTGAATACGCACTTCCATTTTTTGAACAGTCCGACCATTCGGATGTCATGATGAAAGCATTTGAACATGACATTGCAAAACACATAAAGGATTTCGAAAGCATCGTTCATGCTATGCTTGATGCAATCGATTATTCAAGATACCTGATCGGAGGAGGATGATGTGAATGGCGTTTGCAGACCGCTATGTCGAAAAGACTCGGACATGGCAGGATAACTGGAACAATGTCGTTCGCAACGTTCTGTTCCCGGACGACAAACTGAAAGAACTGATGCTTGTGCCAGTTGGCACAGACATCATCACATTTCAAAAGAAATACTTTATACGTGACGGATCCACGGACGAGCTGCTGACAAATGAAAAAGTGCGTATCGTTACGCATGATGACCAGGGATCGTGGACATTCAACAAAGGAGTCAATGTAAAGTACAAAAGCTTCGACATCTACTGCAGCGAAGACGTCGAGCATACGGCCGATGTAGACCGGCTGAAGAGCCGGCAGATACTGATTGCCGAACGCATTAAGTATTTGCTCTTGCGACAAGCGGTGTGCGAACACATCCGCTTTGGGTACGAAGACGAATACGACATGTGGACGAAGACGGTCGGATACAAACTGTATCGCCTGACTTTCTTCTATAAAACAACGATATGATGATCGATCGTTTTAGGAGGAGCGAGAAATCATCTGTCAATATTATCTCTATAAGGAGGAAAACGCCTTATGCTTTATATCCCTAAGTATGATGGCTATCTGGCGGATGTTCCGAACATTGAGTTTGTTCGGTGCGACGGTACTGTGTTCGCGTACGACGAACTGAACTCTGCGAGCCTGACGGCTGGACACAACATGATCACCATCACCGGCGGCCAGGGCAACTTCCCGCTGGCGTATATCGATACGGACTCTACGCTGGAGTTCACCTTCGAAAGCTCCCAGTTCACCCTGGAGATCTTCGAAATGGCGAACGGCGTGACCCAGGAAGCCGGAGACTTCGGCATGCTGGAGAGCAACCGGTTCGATGTTATGACTGGCCTGAAGATCACGATCCCGTACGAAGTGAAGAGCGGTTCCGTGATTATCCGTGGTCTGACAGAAGCCCAGGCTGCTGCTTCCGGCAAGTTTGCCGTGAGCATTACGCCCGCTACTTCTGAGGTGGCTGGCAGCACTGAAATCTCCTTCTATGAAGGTGACGTGACTGTCGGTCAGGTTGTACGTGTTGCGTATCAGCGCCGTGTTGTTGCTGCCGCGAAGGTCCCGGTCAAGACGACCTCTACGACCGCGAAGGGCAGCCTGTTCGCACATTGGCCCCTTAAACAAGAATTGAGGCTTTGCGCTTAAAGGCGCATTGAAAAACCTCCCTAAACGGGGAAACTCTCTCTGAGACAATCCCGTACAAAGAATTGAGTCAAGCAAGCAAAACAGATATCATTGGAAATTTGCTTGATTCAATTTGTGTCTAACGACTATCGAAAGCATAGCGCTTATGCGCGAAGAAGTGAGTAGAGTAGGGCGCAAGCGATTGGCGTCCGAAATGGGAGGGGCCCAAAGGAGAAAGACCTTTGGATCGTGATATAGTCTGCTCTATATGGTGACATATAGCAGTTACGGAATGGTACGCCGTAACGATTTGGAAGTAGCGATTCCAAGTGAACATAAGGTATTCTGACGGTACCAACTGTGCTGACGCTGCTGTCAAGGCTATCCTGCACATGTACATCCCGCGTGTCCGTGTTACTGCGCTGCCGGGATTCAGCAACAGCTACAAGAGCGCCTCTACCACGAGCCTCACGTTTGCTGCTATGAACCCGAAACTGGGCAACAAGAGCATGTACGACCTGGTGTACGAATCCATGGATGCGAGCGGTAATATCGTGACCAAGTCCGATGTCGCTACCGCGAGCGTGGGCTGGATCACCAGCTTGGCCGGCGCCGCCTCTGCGAGCGCCTAACGAATTCTGCTGAAAACGCAGAATAAAGGATTTTGAAGGAAAGGACGGGGTTGCTGTTTCTGTAAAGAAGGGCAACCCCTCTTTCTTTTTATCTGAGAACTGGAGGGAAAAGGAATTATGGCCACGAGGAAAAAGGCAATGCCAAGTGAAAGCCAGGGCGAGCGCGTAATGCCGTCCACGGAGATCATCGAAAAGGAGCCGCCGGAAAGCGGTGTGCGGCAGAAGGAACTGCCTCCGATCAAATCTCCGGAAAACACAGTAACGATTGGCGGAAAGCTGATCGAAATCAAACCTATGAAGTTGAAGTATATTCGCAACCGCACGGCTGCGTTCAGAATGTTGATCGAGCAATTCCCGCTGTCCTACATTCTTGCCATGGACAAGACGTCGTTTGGGGACGGCCGGGATGGCGACAAGGCACTTTATGACTGGCTTGTTGCCGTTACGGATGATGAAGATCTCATCCGGGAAAATTACGACGAGATCGACAGTGATACAATTTACAAATTGCTCGCGATCCACCGCAGGATCGAGAGGATTGACGAACTGGAAGCAAAACTAAAAAACGCGGAAACTCCGGGGGCGAAGGGCTAACAATTGAAAGGGCTGTTGCTGTTATAGCGGCGCACCTCGGAGTTGTTGATGAAGAGCAGATTAATAATATGAGTTACCAGTTCTTTGAAAACGTTCTTGAAGAGCTTGGAAGAAAGCTGAACTATGACGCTGTCGTTAACTATGCCGGCAACAGCTTCTGTGAGAAGAGCTGGGATATGATCATGGACTCCAACCCGATGATGATGGACGAAAACGGAAAGACAAGCAGAGGGAAGAATGATATGATCAGCTTCTTCGGAAACGCCAGAATGGCCACGCCGGCAGATCTTGATAAGATGAAAGGAATTAAGGGAAATGCAAAAGACAAAGTTTGATATGAGCAAATATGCAGACATGCATGAGGAGCACGAATTCAAGGGGAAGGATGGCACGGTTGTTACAGTCCGCGACCATATCCCGTATGAACAGAAAGAACAGATGGCGCAGGAAATTGCCGAGGCCGTCCTGGTGATCCACGACGAATCCTGTGTGTATGTCGCGCATACGTATGAAGAAGTCGAGAAGTACATGATCGCGAAATATTACACGAACATCGACACCGATGATGTAAGTGCGAAAGATGTTTGCGACTTCCTTATCAATAATGAATTCCTTGGCGACATCATTGCGTATGTCTGGACGGATTTCGGCATTGTGCTTGATATTTATGAAACACTCAAGAACGCGTATATTGACACGTATGAAGACGATAAGAGCCTTAAACGTGCAATCCGCACGAGCTTCGGGTTCCTGTTCAATGGAGAGGACCTGACCGAGAGCATGGCAAAAGCGGAGAACACGAACAGTGTGCTCATGAA